GGCCTTCTTCTGTTCAGACCGCACGCGCTCTTTCCATTGCTTATTGACAATCTCATTCGCGCGCGCGACCGAAGGCAACAAATGCCACCACTGGCCAAACAATGCGAAGCAAATTTGTACAAGGGTCGTAATCGGATCGCTGTCGCGCGCAAGGCCGACCGTCATGCCATAATGATTTCTGACAACGACGTGGTCGCTCTCTTCTTGCACTGTGCCACCGCTGGCCTCTACGAGCGTGCGCAGCGTCTCAAAATTGCCATCGCAGCATTCCCACACAATTTGCACTAGGCGATCAGATAGCATGAGCACTCCTCCCTACTGGCCACGCTCGAACGCGGCCAGCATTTGCTCGCCGAGCGCGGCGCTCCCGACCTCGCGCTTCTGCTGCTCCAGGTCGGGGTCAAGGCCCAGGCGCTGCAGGATCGTATCTTGCGACACGCCGAGTTGTTGCCACAGCACCATTGTTTGCGCCTCGCTTACCGGGTCGCCCGGGATGAGCTCGGGCCAGTGCAGGACGGTATGGTTGTCGTCGCCGAACCCCCCCAGCGCCAGCAGCCGGCGGTTGAGCTCAACGAGCATGTCGCCGTACGTGCGCCGCTTTGTCTCCGTCTTCTCAATCAGCGGCTGGTAGAGAATTTGCAGCGCCACGCCTGATAGCGATCCGACGTTGTCAAGCTTCCCTGTGGCAACCTCCGGCACTCGGCTAACTTCATGCAACGCCTCGCGCAGGCGCTGGTAGAGCGCAATGCTGGATGCAAGATCAGATTGCATCTCAAGATTGCGAAGCTCGGCGTCCGGCGAAGGCAGTACGATTGTCTCGTCCACCGCGATGTTCAATTGACTTGCCGAGAACCCCCGCCCCCAGGTCTTCGGGTGCGCGTGGAAGCGGATAATGCGCGCAATGTTCGAAAGCACAAAATTGATGCTGGCATTCAATTGCAGAAGATCATCTTCCAAGTCCGATATCCCCCAATATTCGTTCGGACACGGGAGATTTTGACAATCGGCGATGGGTGGCCAGGGGTACGGCCAGGCCGCCTCCTGGACGGTTTGCCAAGTTCGATTGTCAGGCGTAGCCTGCTGGTCCGTGATGCGCCACGATCCCCCATCGCGCTCGATCAATTGCCGGACGGCGATAGGCTTCCCCGTTGCCGGGTCAATGGCGGGGTACTGGATGCGGTACGCCACGACCGCCTCCAGGTCGTCCGGCTGCCAGGTTGCGCTGACCGTGGCCGGGTCAAGCACGACCAGGCGGGGGTACGGTCGGCCTGGCAGGATTTTGACAAAAGCGTGACCTGCAATTGCGCCGTTCAGCGCCAATTTCTGAAGCAGCGTCATCTTGCGGTTGGCCTGCCAGCAGGCCTGCAGCCATTGCTCGGCCTCGGTATCCTCTACCTCGTCCAGCTCAAAGCGGATATCTGCGCCGAACAGGAAGCTAACGCCTTTGTCAACGACGACCCGCGCGTAGTTGACAATCACGTTGTCATCCGGCGCCCCCTGGCGCACCTTGAGCGGCTTAGGGTGCTGGCCGTGGTAGACACGCCAGCGCTGCGCAATGCGATTGGCCCGCGCGATCTCATCGGCCGCGGCCAGCTCGTACAGGTTCATCGCAACAGGATTTGTTGCGTTCCGACCAAGGAAACCAAACAGTGCCATGTTTTTACCCCCACAGGCTCGGCGCGAATTCGACCCGTCCGCGCGGTCCGGCCGACCACAGCGCCAGCGCCAGCGCCATAACGCAATCTGTGTTGAGCCGCGCGTCGTCCCAGGCGTAGTCCTGCAGCTCGTCTACCAACTCGCGGACGAATGGAAATCGCACTTCGCACCTCTCCAGTGCCACCTGAAGATTTGTCAATAAATCAAGCTTCGAGCGTTGCGTGAATGTGAACCCCCGCGCCACGTCGCGCACTTCGTCCAGCACCGCGTCCCCTACACCCGTCGCGTCAATCAGCGTCTGCTGGCAATTGTAGCGATGGTGGACCTCGCGAATGCGTGCCGCGACCGCCGGCCACGGCTGGCGCTGGTAGCGCTCAAAATTGACAATGCGGTAAGGCCTGTTCGTCGCATCCAGCACCACGTGCACGGTCCAGTCTTCGTGCTTGGCCAGGTCTACCCCCTGCACGTAGCGGCGCCCCTCGTGCGGGGGCTCCGGGAGCGTCCACGTCGCCTCCTCGTACGCCGCCTGGATATACTGCCAGGCAAAAACCGCTGCGTCGTCGTCGGCATAGAGACCCTCCACCTCGCGCTGCCAGGCCGCGGCGGTCATGCGCTCTCGCAAATTGCGGATGTAGTCATGATTGACGTTCGGGTTCTCCCAGGTTGCGCCTTGCTGCGCGTACACGCTCGGATCGCCTGCCAGGCCGCGCTGTAGCTCACTATAGACGAGACTACGGCGCGCGCGGGGCGTTGAGATCAGCACAAGCTGGCCGCCAACGTCGGCCAGCGTCATGCGGATAACGTTATTGATCAGGCGGTCAGAAAGATAGTCTGCCTCGTCCACAGTCACGCGATTAAATTTGTGGCCGCGCAAGTAGACACCCTCGCGCGCGGCCGTGCGGACGGTGATCTCTGCGTCGTTCTTAAACTTCAGCGTCGGGAACGGGGTTTCCTTCACCCGCTCCACAAAAAGCGACAGCAGCGGCTCTCGCTTGCAGAACATGAGTGCAACATCGAATGACAATCGCGCCTGGTCCAGCGTCACAGAGACAATGCCTTGCCGAGAGCGCGCGTGCGTGACGGCATAATGAAGCGCCTGCACGGCCGCCACCTCGCTTTTCCCCCAGCGCCGGCCGGCAACGAGCACTTGCGTACTCCGTTGCGGCGCGGTAAGCCAGCGCCGCTGGCCGTCGTGCGGTTGCCAAATCAGCCAGTATTGACAAAAATCAAGCACATCAACGGCTTTGCGCAGCACCGGCTCGGCCTGGCGCAGCCTGTCTGCAATCCGATCAGCGGGGAGCATTGCCATCGCGCGTGTCCTCCGCCAGGCGGCTCAGATAATTTGCCAGCACCTCGCCGATGTCCACCTCCTGGCGCTGCAGCTCCAGCCCGAGCACCTTGGCGCGGTAGGTCAGAAGTGCAACAAGCTTATCTACGCATTTGCCAGCCAAAACGAGCGGCCAGATTGCCGCGATTGCTTCGTCCGCGCGGCGTAGGTCCTCGGCCGCGCGGGACTCGTAAAGCGCCGTTCGGCGCGCGGACCATTCCGCCCGGATGGCTTGCATGTCGCGCCAGGCGGTGCCCGCGCTGCACCCAATCTCGCGCGCCAGCTCGCGCTCGCTGATGGCAGGCCGCGCCAGCATCAATTGCGCCACCCGCAGCCGCCGCGCCTCAATTGCTGCTGCCTTCGTTCGTCCTTTCATCTTTTTTAGAAAAACCCAAGGATCTCATCTCGACGTGACTCGAGATTTTGCCACATCGGCGAATCGTCGTCGTTGCCAATTATAGCCGTCTGGGGGATCATGTCAATCCCCCTTGCGGCCGTCTGCCGCCAGCTCGCAGCGGTGCGCCTCGCGGAACGACCAAAGCCACGCCGCGTACTGGCGCGGCGTCATCGTCTTCTCGGCGCCGCGCGCGGGGTGAACCATCCGCACGCGGAACGATTCGATCTCCCCGGTCACGTCCACGCGGTAGAACACCAAAAACGCAGGAAGATTTGCGCGCCTCGCCAGCGCGCGGAGCGCCGCCGTGGGTTTGGAACTCTGGCCGACGTCCCGCGCTGTCTCTAAGAGCAGTATCGGCTGCAGGCACTGTCTGCAGTACTCGAGCGCGTCAACATCAATGTATGTCAATTGCTGTGCGTGCTCCTCCTGCATGAACCGCCGAATGCTCTTCACGCGGTGCCAGCGGGAGTAGGTCAAGTCGCGCGTCCCGTACAGCTCCTCTTCACGACCTCTTGAAATCCTCATTGAAATCCTCCGGGGGACGTGGCAAGGCGCCACGTCCCCCCTTTTTGCACTACTGGACGGTGGTAATGCTGCGGTACGGATAGACGCCGGCGACGACCGAGCGCCCCTCCGGCCGCGCCTCCACGCGGATGTCGCACCTCCGGCGGAGGAGCAAGTCAGTATCGAGCGCTGCGCCCGGCGGGGGGCAATTCTTGCCGAGTATCGCCTTTGTCCACTCAAACAATTTCGTGCCCGGGCCCCACTTTGCCGAGCACCACCCCCGGATTTGCCGATTTGTCAATTGGCCGTCCCCATCCAAAATGACAAACTGGAAGCGCAACTGCGGACCGAACTTGCCTTCGTCCTCCTGGATTTCCTGTATCACGGCGGGGTAGTCGCCAGCCGGCAGTCCCGCAAATGTGCGCCATTGTAGCTGTGCCATTGTCAATTCTCCTTTCGCTTCGTTTTGCTGTTTTTCGCTTGCTGTTATCAACGTTCTTGTTCTGCAATTTTGTTTTGATCTGGCGCGCAAGCCGCGCCACAATGTTCCGGTTCTTCCTGGCACACCAGGCGCCCCAGCGCCTCTTCCAGCTCAGCGCAGGAGGAAGCGCCGCAGACCGCGTACACGTTGGCCAGGAAGCGCTCCAGCCGTCCAAAAAATTTGCGAATCCCCACCACAATCACCTCCTTTCTTCTCAAATAATTTTCTTGCGCTCAAGACCCAGGCCGTCTTGATGCAGCCAGGCGTCAATACGGATTGCGTTCTTGCCGTACGCAGACAGGCGGTGCAACGCAACCTTGCGCTTGTCCGGTACGGGAGCGCTCAAGCGCACGCCGGTTTGTTTTTCAATCACAGCTGCGGCATCGGCAAGAAATTCTCGCAGACCATAAAGAGCCCACTCGAAATGCATCTTGCCATACTTCGTTTTGCGCCGAACCAAGCTGCCATCGCCGTCGAAGTAGCCTAAGAGAAACGCGCGCGCCAGGTCTGGAGGGAGGGAGCGTGGCCAGGACAGCGAGTAGCTCTTGCCGGCTACAATCCCGAACTTGGCAAGATCTGCTGCAAGTCTGTGTGATATAATCTGAAGGCTTGCAATGTTTCCTGTCTCGTAGACCGGCGCAAGCGGCGCGATCTCGTCCCGCACAAACCGCACGAGATGTGCGTCCTTGCGGTTCAGCACGAGCCGCAGCTGGTGGAGCTTTGAATTAACGTAGCCGTCCGCGGCAAGGAGACCCAGGACGTAGGCCTGTTTTGCCGTATCGACACTTGAGAAGTACTCATGGCGAATTGACATCGTCGCGAGGGTGCGACGATTCTTCAGGCCAAGATGGTTTGCCTTCCTGCGAACAGATATTGCGCCACGCGCGAGCAGCGCGCATAGTTCGCGCACAGAAGCGGTGGCGTAGCGCTCAACAAGGATTGCTGTTTCCTCAGCAGTCCATGGCCTGGTTTGCCGCATAAGCACCCCCTCCCTGTGTTGTCAACCAGTCGTGCAACCGCATGGCCGCCAGGAACGCCTCGAACGTCTCGGTGTTTACCTCCACCGGCACCAGCACGTATCCGCCGGGGCTCAGGTGCAAAATGGCCGCGCCGTCCAGCGGGGGCAGGGGTCGTTCCTCGCCGTCCGGCATGCCGATGAAGTCGGCGTGCACGTAGGCGGCCAGCTGCAATTGATGTTCCGGGTAGATATTGCGCCCGGTCTTGTAGTCCAGCAGATACACGCCTTTTTGCAGCGCCACGAGCGCATCTAGCGTGCCGGCGTAGCGATACTTGCGCGAATAAACCGCTACCTCGCTGCACAAGAACTCCGGCCGGCACTCCTTGACAAATCGTAGAAAGCTGCGCGCGTGTGGTTCGGCGGCTGGCG